ACGACGGTGCTAATGGTGGTTCAGGTGGTGGAGCTGATGGAGAAGGACGACCTAATGGTGATGGTAATGAGCCCCCAGTCAATCCACCTCAAGGTAAAAATGGTGGTTCAGGAAGAGTTGTAGGTGGATGTAGAGCCGGTGCAGGCGGTGGCGGTGCAGGCGCAATTGGTGGTTGTGGTTCTTCACCTCAACAAGGTGGAGCAGGTGGAGCAGGAGTTTCAACAGAAATTACAGGATCAGCAGTGACAAGAGCTGGTGGAGGTGGTGGTCAAGGTCAAACTAATAGAGCTGGAGCAGGAGGATCAGGTGGTGGCGGTGCTGCTGCTGGAGCATTATGTGGTGCAGGAAATCCAGGAACTATAAACACTGGAGGCGGCGGTGGAGCAGGAAACAAAGGAACAGGATCCGGAACTTGTGGTGGACAAGGTGGTTCGGGAATTGTAGTAATAAGGTATAAATTTCAATAATGAGTACAATTAAAGTAGATAAAATAGAACAGAGAACAGGGTGTACAGCCACTGTTGGTGGTGGTGCTGGTAAAACTGTTACAATTGATGCGAGTACAGTAACACTAGGAAGATGTGGAGCAACTATATCTTTAGCATCAGGAGCGTCACAAACAGGTTTTGGTAGAACAGGGACTGTCGATTGGTGTTCCACAGTTTACACAAATTCACCAGGAACTGTTACCGCTGTGAGTGGAAAAGGATTTTTTTTAAACACAACATCAGGTGGTATAACAATTAATTTACCATCTTCTCCATCAGCAGGTGATATTGTTTCAATAAAAGATTACGCAAACACATTTGATTCTAATAGTGTAACAGTAGGAAGAAACGGATCAAAAATTGGTGGAGCTTGTAATAACGCTGTTTTAAATACAGAAGGACAATCAGTAACTTTAATTTATGTAGACGGTACAAGAGGATGGTTAAATATTCAAACAGATACAACCATAGCAGGAAATAACTTTATAGAGGCAACAGGAGGAACCATTACAACTTGTGGTAATTTTAAAATTCATACTTTTACTGGTGATGGATGTTTTGCAGTGACTCAAGGACTTTGTGCACCTAATAACAAAGTTAGCTACGTTGTTGTTGGAGGTGGTGGAGGATCATCTACAAACCAATCAGGTGGTGGTGGAGCAGGTGGTTTTAGAGAAGGTAAATGTTCTTCTGATCCATACTCAGATAGTCCTCTAGATGCAGGATCAGCTTTAACAGTTTCAACTCAAACTTACCCAATTCAAGTGGGTGCAGGTGGTGCAGGAAATACACCCGGTGGAGGAACACAGGGTGAACCTTCAATATTTTCAACTATAACTTCCGCAGGAGGCGGAGGTGGTGGAGGGTCTGGAGGACCTGAACCTTTTGGTGGTGCAGGAACAGGAGGCTCTGGCGGTGGTGGTGGAGAAGGTAGATGCGGAAATGCAGGAAATACACCTCCAACAAATCCAGCACAAGGTAATCCAGGAGGAAATTCAACCAATGCCGCAGGAGCAGGCGGAGGTGGAGCAGGTGCCGCAGGAGCAAATGCACCTTTACCGTCAGGTTCAAACGGAGGAGCAGGTATTGCAACTTCAATAACAGGATCAGCAGTAACAAGAGCTGGTGGAGGTGGTGGTGGAGGTGGCCCACCTAATACAGCAGGAGGAACTGGAGGATCAGGTGGTGGAGGTCCTGGAGGAACAGGTGGTGGAGATCCAGCTTCAGCAGGCACAAATGGTACAGCCGCTACTGGCGGTGGAGGCGGTGGTGGAGCCGTTCCAACTTCATCGGGCGGTGGTTCAGGTGGGTCTGGTGTTGTAATATTGAGGTATAAATTTCAATAGTTGAATGGCTTTTAAAAATAATATATAAGGAGAACATTATGGCACATTTTGCAAAGATAGGATTAAACAGCAAAGTTATTGGAGTTCACGTAGTGGATAACAAAGACTTACAAAATGCTGATGGTATTGAAGAAGAGGAGATAGGTAGACAGTATTTAGAGAGAATCCATCACTGGCCTCTTTGGAAACAAACATCTTACAACACTTCACAAA